TCACCATCATCATTTTTATTTACCTTTCCAAATAGAACTATAGAAAACAGACCTTCCAAAGTTAGTGTGTTATCTATCATTTTACCAATGGTTTTTGCTTTAATTTTTCTATTACCATTGATATCAGTTGAATCTTCAGAGTGAGTTAAAAATATTACAGTTAAGTCATCCCTTAGATCTTTAGGCATTTTAGCTACTGTAGCTAAGTTTGCTGCAATCTGGGTAAACTTATCATATCCTTTCTCATTAGCTCTATCAAAGTATTCAAAAGAACTCATATACTGCCAATCATCAATAACTAATGTTTTGATCTTTGGCATTTTTTGATCTACGTGTGTAATTGCTTTCATTATTCCAGCTGCTGATGAAGAAGAAGCCAAATTACCTTTTGGATTTTCTTTATTGATTGCTGTATAATTAGATTTCCAACCTTTAAAAGGTAGTGGTTTGTTTGCAATGTTAATTATAAATGTTTCATCAGGATCTAAGTGTCTAATTGATGTTGATTTACCTGTACCTGAATCTGCTATTATTAATATACTGTTTGCCATTATTTATTTTTTTAATATTTTAATTAATTGTTGAAGTGAATTGTTTATCTCATTTAGTTTACCTGCTATTAGATTTTCATCATTGTTAGATGGTTTATCATCCGGGTTAGGTAACTCTGCAAAGTCTAGATCTAATTTACCTCTACTTGTTACATCATTAATAACCTTAAGTTCACTTGCAGGAACTAAATGTCTTTGGAAACCTGAGTTACTTGTAATCATCTCATACTCTTCTCTCCAGTGTGGATTAAATTTCAGAAGGTACAAAGTTCTCTTAGGATCTTCTGAGTCATAGTTTATACTTACAAACTCTGTATAAATGTCTTGACCCTTTTCCATCTCACTAGGAAAGAAACTTACATGTAAGTCATCTTTACCTGGTGGTCTATATGCCATCTTAGGTATAAACAGTGCATTTAAATTACCAATAGTTTGAAAGTAATCTTCATGCTCTTCTTTTAATTTATTTACTTTTTGTTTACGTTGTTCTGGTGTTATTCCCATTTTTTTACTTTTTAATTTGTTATCTGCGTTCTTGTTGACCAGGGGTTTGCATTTCTTCAATCTGCATTTGTTCAAACTTTGCTTTAAAGAAACTCATTCTTGCATCACCATTTCTGGCTTTCAAAAAGTGTAATACCAAAGTTCTATCATTTTCTATAATATATCTATCTGGCCCATAGAACCTAATTTTTTGTTTAGCAGGACGGTTTATACCAATAAGCATATCTGCATGTTGTAACATAGCATCTGAACCAAATATATCAGACTCAAGAATATAATTACCATACTTGCCATCAATTGCTCTATCAGGGTTATCAATATTTCTATTGAGTTGTGATAATGCAATAAACAAACAAGGATAATCTCTTTTACATTGTGTAAAGAATTCACCTAACTCAAATAACATATCTAATGTATTATTCTGATAAGGTGCTCTCTTTACAAGCATTGTATGATCCAATGTTATAATAGTTTTTTTACCTTTATGCTTATTCATGTACATATCAATTTGCTCACGCATTTGATTTACAGTCATAGGTGTTGAAACTATATCTACCGGATGCTTAACTCTTTCCTTAGCATACTGATGACATGTATTCAATACATCAGAAGTAAGTGTACTACCAGCACTACATAATTCTTTATATGTTTTACCAGTAATAGAACTAAACTCTCTAATAGCTGACGTTCTACCAACCATCTCAAACTGAAATTCTAATACTCTAAAATCATCATCTGGATTTAATGCAAAAGATTCTCTTATAATCTGATCTTTAATAAGTGTTTTACCTGAACCAGGTCTACCACCAATTACAGTTAGAGTATTCCATTCTAAACCATCAGTAGCAGCATCATTAAATTTAGGCCACGGTGTATATATAGACTTTTCAGTCCCATTTTGTCTACCCTGCATGTATTTTAATGCTTCATTGAATGCGGAATATTGCCCCACCCATCCTTCTGTTGATTTAGCCATTCTCTATTGTATATATAATACTTGTTACATTATCTATGCTTGAATTACATGATTCAGTGTCTGGTTCCCATTCACCATCTCTTAGCATTTGAAAATCTTCAAGTACAAGGTTTAATTTATTTAATACTTCTGCTTGTTCTTCTACTGTCATACTACTTTTTCTTTAAATGTTTTTTGTTCTGTGTCTATACCATCTCTAATCATATCACAATAATCAGCTAATGTAGAAGACTTAACTTTATGTTTGTCTTGCTTACATATAAAATATTGACTTGTCTGCATATACATATATTCTGCATCTCTGTACTCATTCACATACATTCTTGTAGCTTCAAATACTTGATCCCATGTATAATCATATGTCTCAAACAACCATCTAAAAGAACTTGATAACATTTTTACATTGACTCTTGCAGGTTTACCACTAGGCAATCTTTGATTTGGAAATATTTCCCTATAGGTATTTATTTTATCAGCAAAGTTTTTACCCATTAACTGGATATCAGTTTTCTTTTTTGCTTTAATAAAATAATTATCTAAGTGTGCTATAAAGACTTTTGCATCTGCTGTTAATTCATATGATTCATTATCAAATGTAACATATCCATTATCAACCAATGCTTTTTTGTCATCTTCTAAAATCTTAGGTAAAGCTATCTTTAGTTTCATACCAAATAATATAGCTGCCTGATTTGGACTAAGTTTGTTTTTGTATATTATTTGGAATAATTCCCACATAAGTATTTATTAGTTTATTAATTTTATCAAATGCATTCATATAACTTTTATCTTTTATATAAAGCATATCATCAACGCTGTTTCTACTGTGCACTACACTTGAATGATCACGTTTAATATATTTACCTACAGCATGGCAAGTATATCTCATACTATGACCTATATGACAGTAAATCTTTCTGAACATTACCAAGTCTTTTGTTCTGTTTAATTCAGAAAGCTTATTGATATTTTGTAGTTCAGGATAAAGCATATGCATAACGGTTATACATGCTTTATGTATTTGTTGAAGTGTTGGCCTGTACTCTCCTTCATTGTGTAATTTTTGAAATACAATGATCTCAATTCCATACTGTGTGAGCATAGTTTCTTTGAACTTAACTATGTCATTGTCAAGCCTATTGTGTTGATTATTAGTCATTTATGTTTACTATCTAGTTTACAAATTTAAGGAAATTTTACCAGTCTATCAAGGTTTTACCTTGTTTATTTAGTTCTATGTTAGTTTTGTTAAACACGTCATTTGAATCCCAAACACCACCTCTATATGCAGCTGATGCAGGATGTGTACACTTAAGTATCTTTTGATTAGATATCAGTCTTTCCCATGCTTCTGCTTTTTTACCCATTAATATGAAAACAATATCTTTATTGTCTTGATTAATCTTACTAAACAAATGTTCAGTAAAAGGTTTCCAATTCCAAAAGTGAGATCCTATTTTATTTACTTCAACTGTAAGAGCTGTATTAATTAATAATACGCCTTGGTTAGCCCAACATCTTAAATCAGTATGATCTGTATCAATTGCTTTATTAATATATTGTAAAGACTTTTCTACTTTATCTTTTTTACTACAACTAAATGCTAAACCATCAGCTGATCCTAATTGAGGATAAGGATCTTGTCCTACTATAACAACTTTTAGATCATCATATTTACATTCTTTAAATGCATTAAAAATGTCTTTAAACTTTGGAGTAAATCTTTTACCCTGTTCAACTAAACTTACTAATGAATCTGTTAGATCATCATAAAGTTTACTATCTATGTAAGGAAATAATATATCTGCCCAACCTGAGCTTTCTATATCTTTTTTTAAACTGTCTTTTAGAATTATAAGGTTTTTTTCCATATTTCTTTCAATTTTTGTATATTTGTATATAAATCTTTTATTATGTCTGAAGAAAATCAAAATTTAGAATCAACTGTTACTTATGACTTTTCAAAAGTTATAACAGGTATTACTGTATCAACTGCATATATTTCCGGTCTTTCTAGAATCTTAACTGACATGGTAACAGACTATCCAAATCCAGCAGCACTACCTAAACTATTTAAAAAGTTTGGTACTATAATGCAATTAGTAGATGGAGAAGAAATCTCTGATGAAACAAGAGAAAATATTAAACTTGATATAAATGAATCTAATATTTATACATTATTTTCTTTACTTCAACTTCTAAGGTTTTTAGCAAAAGAACAAGGTCTTGAACTTTTAACTGAGACTACTGCTACCAAAGATGATCTAAAAGACCTTGCTGATTTAGTTACAGCAGGTAAATCTACAGCAGATAAAATCAAAGAGATTAACAGTAAGATGAAAGTAGTTAAATAACTATCTTAAATTCATACCGTTAAACTCTCCAATCTCTATACATGATTGTATAGCTAAATTAAGTTCATCTTTATCACAATCTGCAAAAGATTTACAATACTCTTGTCCATCTCTAACAAAGCATAATCCACATGCTCTTTTTACCTCCATCTTTGCTTCTATAAATGTGTAGCCAATTTCTTGTGCTATTTCTCTAATCATTGCATGTACACGTGCTAACTGTGGGTTACTACCCTTATCACCACTTACACCAATAAATATTTCTAACTTAGAGTCATCAGGTAAACTACCTAACCATTTATTAAATCTGGTTTGAACTGCTTTCTTTGGAAAATACAACTCTCCATTCTTAATTGAAGCTTTTATATATAAGTTATCTTTCATCCTGATATAACACTACTTATTGCACATATTATTGATACTACTAAAAATATTAGTAGAGTCCAAAAACATCCTTTGTATATATTTGATTGTTTTTCAGGTGATCTACCTTGGTTACTTCTGTACTGTCTTATTTTTTTTTCTTTTTTCATATAAACATGTGTTCATCTTGGTTAGTATCATTACTGTTGTTTTCTGGTTGGTCTAATTGACTTTCTGTGTCTTTTGGGTCATCTGTTTTCACGTGATAGGTTTTAATTATAAAATTTAGTTATTGATTCACTTGTAAGTGTATATAAAGGTGCTTTTAAACCTGCTTTCTTTAATCCGTCATTCACCCATGTGTTACAGGTGTAATACCAACGGTAGTTGTCTTTACCATTATAATAATTTGGCATATATTCTGAATTATAATGTGATTCATCTATATGCTTTTTAATTATTTGGTATTGTTTTTCAGAACACTTAACTGTTTTCCAATTAAAAGAGTCAAAGTAGAAAGTCTTCTGTACACGTACTAAAGTAGAAGGGTCAGTAATTAAAGTTCTATATAATTTTCCTATAGTTAAGCTATCAAAAGTATCTACTTCTGTAAAGAATACTTTAGATCCCCAACCATATAACTTAAAAACACTATCTTCTCTTAATACTATATCTATATGTGCACCATTATCAGATAAATAAAATTCACGTTCTGATGATTCACTGTAAGATCCAGTAGGTATATAGTGTGCTGCAAACATTATTAGTATAAGAACTAATGATGATACACCACAAATTTTTAATATTTCTTTTATTGCCTTTTTAAAATTCATGAGCATCTAAAATTTCTTGTTCAAAATCTTCATCTATGAGATTCATGACATCAATATTAACAAAGTTACCTATTCTATCAAGACCACTATACCATACATGAGTTATATCTGCTGATGGCCCATAACCTGGTGTTCCTGGATCTCCATTAGAATCATAATATTGATGTGGTTCTCCTGGGTCATAGGTATACTCAACTGTAACTGATTCACCTGTTTGTGTTAAAAGTTCTATTTCCATATTACATAAATCTTAGTGCTCCTCCATCAACGTAAACAAACTCTTGAGCACACTCAGTGCACTTAGCATTTGATTCATTACGTAATAAAGAAACTTTGTGACAATTAGGACAAGGAGTTTCTCCTTCTTCTATGTATTCTTCTATTGCTTTTCTAGCATAGCTGTGTATCATAGAGTCATGAACACCTTTATAAAAAGTGTTGTCTGCCTCCATTTCATTTTGTTGCTCAATAAAGAGCTCTTTCATTCTTCCCATAGTTTACTTTTTTTGACTGTCCATCCAGCATCTACTGCTGCAATAGCTTTCATACTCTGAAAGCTTACCACATTGTAGACACTTATGAACTTTATTAGTTTTAGTTTCTGTCTTTTTATCATCCATCCAACTCCATTCTTGAATACTCATCTTAGTTTTTTAAAGGATTGTAAAATTTAATTTTAGAACTGTCAAAATCTTTCAAAGCATTGGTGACCCATGTCTCATCTTGTGTACCTGTATAACATAATATATGACATACTGCTGTTTCAGATGGATTAAGTCTTAGTAATCTACCTATTCTTTGTGAAGATTTTCTCTCATTACCATATGCATGCATAATAATACCTTGTTTAAGGTTTGGAATTGTAACACCTTCTGATAATTGTAACACGCATGATAACTTATCAATTCTACCATCAGAGAATAATTCTAGATTCTCTTCTGATTTTGCATTACCAGAGTGATAACTATGTTTGCATAACTTATCTGCTTGTTTTTGTGTATTAGCAAATATAATGCACTTACTACCTAAGTTAGAACTTAATGATTTAACATAATCTTCTTTAGTAGAATAATCCATCAATGCTTTCATTCTCATGATTGCAGCAAACTGTCTTTGCTTTGGTGTATTAGCATCTGCATAACGCTTTGTAGAATAACCATAATCCAAGAATTCTGATGTCCACCAAAAACCTCCATTTTTACTCTTCTTCTTTAATGTCTTAAGTTTAGACAACTGTAGTTGATGAACAAAAATTTTGTAGTTGTTTAGTATTTTAGAATCTGTTGCATCATCTACACTAAATGTAAACTTGATAGGACAATACTTTTTAACCATTCTACCTTTTACAGAATCAGCACGCTTTGGTGGTGTACCTGTAAGACCTAATATTTTACCTGTAAATACAGACAAAAATGGCTCATGTGATTCTAATAAGCTATGACATTCATCTAAATAAACTATATCATAGTCATTTGGATTCTGTTTGTTTATAGATAAATATGTTGTAAACGTTATATGTTTAACTAAACCTTCTAAGTTCATTTTATCTAATTCATCAATCCAAGACTGGGCTACTGAATGTTTTGGTATTACTACCAATGCTTTTATGAAAGGATTATAGTTTCTTTGTAAGTGTTGTATAGCAATTCTTGTCTTACCCACACCCATAGATATGCCTAAACCACATCTTTTATGTTGTGCAGCTATAGATAATGCATCTGCTTGTACTATTTCTCTTTTAGTCATAATTATTACATGAATTTTTTAATTTTTTAGATTTATAAAGGTGCACCCTACAGGACTTGAACCTGTGACCTTTTCATTATGAGTGAATTGCTCTAACCAACTGAGCTAAGAGTGCTGGTAGCCGGAGTGGGATTTGAACCCACACGGACATTGCTGTCCAAAGGATTTTAAGTCCTTCATGTCTACCAATTTCATCATCCGGCCAACAGTGATCCCACAAGGACTTGAACCTTGAACCTACAGCTTAGAAGGCTGTTGCTCTATCCAATTGAGCTATAGGACCAAATATTATAGATCAAATTTAAATCCTCTTTTCAGAAAAACCTAATTCTATAGCTTCTTTTGGATGTTCTTCTATCCACATATGACATGACCTGCATGATGATAGCCAAGTGCTAACCTTTAAATGATATTCTCCACGTCCTTTCTTATGATGTACATCTGTAGAATGTAACGTGCAATTGTGCAAAGCTGCTTGACATATTGGATTCTTTTCAAGAAACTTACGTCTAAGTTTACTGTAAGCTAACTCAATAACTTGCATTTTCTTTGACTTTTGCTTAATGGGTTTTCTCATTAAAGGTTTAGCATCTGAACTCTTACTTTTGTACCAGCAACTTTTGCAATAACGGCTTCCTTTATCATTTTTCCAGATAAACTGTTCCGTATTGCAATTGTTACATAGTTTCTTTTTTTGTTGAATCATACTTTCAACTTTTTCTGATTGTCATTTGGACTTAAAGTTAAGTAATTTGCTGGTAATAAACCCTTTGACATGAATAAAAGTATCACATCTTCATATACTATACCTAAATCTTTAAAAGACATTGTGTTATTATAGTCTTCTAAATACTCATCAACCGGTATAGATATCAAGAATTCAACTGATTTACCTTTAAATGTTCTTTTAAAGTAGTTGTTGATCTTTTTACTGCAAATCATTTGTTTCCAGGCATTAATTTCCCTTTGACCTCTTCTCCAAACTTTAGAGATTCTTCTTTTCTTATCCCAATGTAATTTTTCAACTTCAGCCTTATCATACACGTTTAACCCATGTAACACTCTCTTAAACAAGAAGTGTTGGTATGAATTTAACTTGGTATACTCAAAGTTATTAATAATTGTAGGTGGATGTAACTGATATTCATCAAGTATTCCATAATAGTGGTAACGTTGAAGTCTTTTACTTAAGAGATCTTTACTTTCATTTTGTTTTAGTTGTTTTAATTGTTCTTGAGATAGCATACATATAGTTTTAATTTTTATTTAATATAATTCTAGATTTAATAATAAAAAAAGGGACTATCACACTATTTCTAGTGGTCAAGTCCCTTTTCAGTCATCCTTCAGAGATGTTTATTTAGAGTTCAAATGTCTCTTCTTCTTCTACTACTAATTCTTCTACTTTCTCATCAACAATTTCTTCTACTTTTTCTTCTGATGAGTCAAATCCAAATGCCTCAGCTGTTGTAGCTTTCTTTGGTTTTTTCTCTAAGTTAAATGAAGTTGAAGCGTTTGCTTCTTTTATTGCAGCACCATTATTATGAGCTAACAATACATCCTCCGCTGTTGCATCAGCAACAAAAAAGGTTTTCCTATAAATAGGTTCTCCATCAACACAACAGATAATACCTGTATCCCCTGCATACTTTAGGTCTCTATCAGGATCATTAGTTGAAAATGCTTCAAATTGTTCTTTAATGATGATTTTACCTGGTAATGTTGTCATAGATTCTAAACCAATAGATTGTAGATCTTCTAATTTACCATGTAATAATGTACTTATGTTTGATTTCTTAACCCAACCTCCATTACCAAAGGTAACTCTGTCTTGTTGTAATCTTACATAACCGTACTCTGAACTTGTGCTTGATTGACGGATAACATTTCCCATGTCATCAGCAATGATGTTTACTTTACTTTGCATAATTTTTGCTTTTTAAAATTTAATAAAATGTGTGAATGATTCTGTCTATCTTTTAGACATCATCTGGATGAAAATACGGGTCCTCCAATTTCTCATAACCATCTATCTCATCTAAAGATCTAGAATCTTCAATGATCCTTTCAGGATCTTCATCAGATTCTTTCTCTTGTGTTCCAGAAAATTGATTGTAAAAAGGATTACCCACTTCTTTGGTATATACTCCACCTAAACCATTGAGGTCTTTTATCTCATCATCTGATAAAGATAAATATTGCTCAACTGAACATTCTATTATGCGTCCATTAGGTAACTGTATTATCATTTTATTTGCTAAGTAAGTTTAACAAAAATATAATAATTTATGTATCTAATATAACATAATAAGCATGTCTTTCATTATTAGGAGTAAAAAGTCTGCATATATATAGCTAACAGGTTATTTTATTATTAGCTTTCTACCTACTCTTTTAATATAATCTTGGTCTTTCAGTTCTTTTATCAGTCTCTTTGTGGTTCTTTGACTTACATTTAAGTCATCCGCTAATGTTGATATAGAAGGAAAACAAGATCTTTGTTTGTTTGCATAACATGCTAAAACTGAGTATAGTGCTTTAGCTTTTATTGATAAGTCTGGTGACAATATAACCTCACGGCTAACTATACCAAATCTATAATTCTGTGACATGCTTAGACATGATGATCAATAAAGCAAAGTTATGATCTACTTCTTTACTTAGTTCATCATCTCTCATACCATATCTATCATTCATCATCTTACCAAAAGGTATTGACCTATCACTCTTTAACCACTTGTTATACTCACTGGTTAGTAATTCACTAGTTATTGTTGCCATGTCTTGATTTTAAATTGATATTTCATTGGTATCAGTTTCATTAATTTCACTGAATAATTCTGTTTGAACTACTTTATTAAAGAAAGGGATAGTCTTTTTATCTACTAACTCAATGTCAAATGTACTAATTTTTACTGACTCTTCTTTTATAACCTGGTTCTCTACATCATAATAATAAAGCATTACCTCCATATCTATATGATACGGATCAAACCCATCACTCCATGAACCATCTGTTTTAATTCTACCATAGACATAACCATCTATAGTACCAAGACCTTTATCAATTAGGACATCCCATTCAAAGTTTGAACCTGCATGATAGCTTGGTGGTTTTACTTTAACAATATCACCTATCTCTAAAGTTTTAATTTCTTTATAAGATAAAATACTGTTTAAGACAAAACTCACATGTGCCTCAGTTAATCCTTCATTAAGGATATTCATGATATGCACAATATTTTTAGGATTAGACAACTTTGATTTGTTGATTATCCCATATATAATTTCTTTAGTTGTTTTTTCTGATATTACGTATGTTTTACTTGTTCTTCCCATTGATTTAATTTTAATAAACATAGTGGGCCAATACTAATGATTGAACCCACTATGTAAGGTTACCACTAACCATATATGCTGTGTATTTCCCTAGCCTTACTACCTAGTAATAATATATATAATAATACTGGTGTTGTTAGGGTGTCAGGTGTGGCACTTTTAATTTGTTAAACTTGTTGTTTTATCTCCAATGACACAAATGGGATAAATATAATTACAGACATGTCTTTCCCATCATAACCAAGGTCAACACCTATTCCTATACCAACTAATGGTAAAAACTCTATGTCAAACTTTGGTA